CAGTTCTCCCAGAAGCATTTTTTGTGGTTTATTTTGTAAATACAGAAGATTTTTTTAACTTTAAAACAAAAAGTTGAGTATGTTAGAGAAGATCAGATACCGTTTGGTTTATAACCGACAAAACAGACTAAATCGACAGGGAACCGCATTAGTACAGATTGAAGCCTATCTTAACCAGCGGAAATCATATTTTAAAACAAACATCTATCTCAAGCCGGAGTGTTGGAGCAAGGATGGTGCCCAAGTTATCAACCATCCGCAGTCAAATGAACTTAACGCAATGCTATACGAAAAAATACTGGAGTTGCAGGCTATAGAACTTAGCTATTGGAAAAGAGGGCTTGAATCAAACCTTTCCACGTTAAAGGAGGCTGTAAAAAAGGGAATTAAACCAGTTGTGTCGTTTTTAAAGTTTGCGATACAAACGATAGAGAATTCAGATAGGAAACCGGGAACCAAGGATAACATGCTGGGCACGGTAGCCACTTTGAAGGAATTCCGGAACGTGATAGAGTTTACTGATATAAATTATACGTTTTTGAAAGAGTTTGACGCATTTTTGCGAAACAAGAATCTGAAAGTAAACACAGTCGGAAAACACATGAGAATACTGCGTACCTTGGTCAACGAAGCAATAAACGAAGGTTATATATTACAGGAGGCATACCCTTTCCGTAAGTTCAAGATCAAGAAAGAGAAGAAGGAACATAACTTCTTGATGCCCGCAGACTTGGAGAAGCTGGAGAATCTTGAACTGCCGGACAGGAAGAACAACAGCCGGCACATACTGGACGCATTTCTCTTCTGCTGCTATTGCGGATTGAGATTCTCTGATTTCAAGCAATTGACTTATAAAAATCTCGTAACAGTTGATGGAAAGGAATGGCTAGTTATGAATAGCATCAAAACAGGCGTAAAACTCAATATTCCGCTATATCTGCTGTTTAACGGGAAGGCTCTGGGTATAATGCGGAAATACGACAGCATCGAACAACTGGCTGCATTAGGTTGCAATTCGGACACTAATCGGACATTGCAGAAATTGGGAAGGATGGCGCATATCAGCAAGAAATTTACCTACCATACAAGTCGTCATACTTGTGCTACTCTGTTGGTACATCAAGGCGTTCCGATAACCACCGTCCAAAAACTCTTGGGGCATACATCGGTCAAGACAACAGAGATATATTCCGAGGTGTTTGATGAAACGATCATCAAGGATCTGACAAGGGCTAACCAGAAGTATTCTAAACGTAGAAATGTAAAACAAAATCAAATAAAATCTCAAAAATCCCCGGAAAAATACATCAGGCAGTAGAAATCTATAAAAGCTATCTGTTTTATACTTGTTTTTCCGATCCCATTCCATAAAATTCGTTTCCTGTCAATAAAAATACAAACTCGCCAGTCTTGCCGTTCTATTAATTCTCTTCATTCATCTTGCAAGTAAAAAATATTGCATTAATGGCAATTTTTTAAGAAGATTGGTTTTTGTTTCAAAATTGGCTCCTTATAACTAATTAATATAATTTTCTTTTTGTATGTCGTTTTAGAATTGATATCTTTGCTATTATCTTCAAAGTCTGAGCAAACGATATATAGGATATTGGACAGCAATGATGTGCCAAGACGTCCCAAGGTTAGAGGTGTAAGAAAAATATTTGTCACGATAGAGGAGGATGTAGCTGCTATCTTAGATAAGGAGCAATCGGTATCATTATATGTCAATGAGGCTATAAGATTCTATCACAGTAACCGGCATTAATTGCCGGTTATTTTTTTATTAAAACTATATTTAAAATCACGTTTTGAATCGTGTTGTTTAGATAAATTAAAGTCATATCATTTCGCAATACCCTAAAAATACCCATGAGAAAAAAAATCTTAAAAATATACCAATACTTTTTGTATAACACCCGATGTTTTTTTATTAAAGCTTTGATATATCTTAAAAATATACCAATTATATATTATATTTTTTCGACACATAATAAGCCAAGGAGGCGACAGAATAAATTGCAGCGCAATCATCTGAACCATTATAATCCAATATCCCATCCATAAACTCATTGTATTGCGGGATCTCATCATAGTCTGCACGAAACATCACATTATTTTTGATAAAATCCAGAAAAGCAGATACCCTAGCATCTGTTCCCATATTTTTATGCATAATTCTGACATCATATCTATCCCTTAAGCCCCGTGCTATGGGGAAATAATTTTTCTCACTTTCAAACAACACTTCCACAGGAGATATGCCCTCTAAAAATGACAGGAGAACAGTCTCATCAAATGATCCTGTATATGTCACATTATCTATATATATTCCCTCATTTACATAGCACGAAACGATAATGAACTTTCCGGCATATTCGGGAAGAACATATACAAGTCTTGTCCCCTGAATATTTTTAGACATATCAAAATATCTCATATCTTTATTTTCCTGTTTAATTTTACTTCGTTTCCTTTTCAAAGAGAAACGAGTATATTCATCCTTGAATACCCATACAGTAATATATCGCAGACAATCCACCAAGTGACCGTATCTCTCATAAGACTGTCCTGTAATCTTATCCTTTACTCTTTTTTTCAGCACCCCTCCATTAACGTCCTTCTTGGCATTGTTATAATCGACTATCGAGTTTTTACATCCATCATCTACCGAAAATGACATACCCGAGCCTCCATCGAGCATGTAGTTTACAAATTCACCTGACATCGGTACGGACGGGTTAGAAGCCGGTATCCTCTCCTCAACATGGTAATCGCTTTCCAGCCCTTCCACGAACTTATCAAGAAACGATCTCTTCTCTTCGTCTATAGTGTTCCCGTTTTTTGTCGAAGCATCTCCGTACAGATACAGCATATCATTATACCTTATTGATTTCAGGTAATCTACCGCCATTTTTGAAGCCTGTGTTACCGTGTTGAACGGATCACTGGCGCATATCTCGTTAAACTGCCTTATACTACTTCCATCCACCTGGAAAAATGATATTGAAATATAAGGGAGCACATTGTTATCAATTGATATATGAACCGGCATCCCTTTAATGTAGTGTGTCGTTTTTATGTGTTTGTTTGAATCAAATGCATACAGGAACTCTCCTCCTGTCTTAATGCTTCCCCATTCTCCCAATGCGTATACCCTGTAGTAATTATAATCATGATCCTTGTACCATTGGTAATTAGATATCGTCTGTCTGTCATAGTATCCATACTTCCCGTCCGGAGAACCTACTACCCAGAAGTTGTTCTTATACGAAGAATGCAGCTCTACCGTATCCGATGGATATCTTTCCATTTTTCCCGTACGCTCATTAGCTATCATTCTAGATTTATTATATCTCTTTCCTAATATCCGGCTATAATCCTTAGGTAATAAACTATTCCTTTTTATCGGATATCTTACTTTCCCGTACAAATCATTCGGATGCTCATCCCACTCGTATGTATCAAGGATCTTGGTTTTTATCCACGAGTCCTCTGATACTGGATTAAAGTTGCATATAATCTGTAGGCCCTCCTTTCCTCGTAGGCGGAAACGTATTTGTGTGAAATCCTCATATTCAAACTCAGTGGCCTCTTCCATCACTATCCAGCGATATCCTGTGATAGACTTTATCTTCTCGGGATCGTCCAATCCTGTAAAATCGATTTTGCAACCATTTATACAGGTTATATTATTTTCCTTTGGAGCGAAAAACTGACTCAATTGAAGAGCTTTCATTTGGGTCTTAAACTCTTCATATACCGTATTCTTAAGACTGGCTCCAACTTTTCTCACAACGAGAGCCGAACCCTCTCCGGAGAATACAGACAACAACACGGATTGTGTCGTAGATACAGATTTCCCTGATGAGGAACCACCTCTGTTTATAATATACCGGATATCCTTGTCATGCATCGCCTCACGGATATGCCAAAACAGGGGATTAAACAATTTATACGAGAACACCATCTCTATCATTGCTCGTCCCCAATTATCATGCGCACATTGGTACTGACATCACTTTTTACTGGAGCATCCCATCCAAGCATCTTGCTTATCTGTGTAATGGCGGCTATTTTGCTATATAGCCGTATCTCTACTCCATATTGAGTATTCTTAATCGATTGGATGCAACATCGGACTGGTTTTGGTATATCATCAAGAGAACGGACAATAAACGTATCTTTACTTTTTAATTGAAGATCTATAGGGTCTACATTTACCACATTTGTAAGAAAACGCAATGCATCTTCCTTCTTCATGTCAGACTTTTTTAAGATATCAGCCTGCAATTCATTTACACGGGATGCGACAGATGGATTTCTCAGCAATTCAAATGCACGCTTACTAACGACCCCATCCTTCCATCCAATACTATTAGGGTAAGCTTTCCGATATGCATCTGTAGCATTACCTGTTTCTATATAATAATGACAGAAATTTTCTCTATTTGCTACGAGTTTTTTTCCCATAAAAGTCTTTTCGTCCGAAGAACGTACCGTGCTCCTTTACACGGAAACATTATAATTCAAAGTTACAAAAAATCTGAATAAAAACAAAACTTGTCATTTAATTCATTTTCTTAAAAGTTCTTTATCATGTAAACCGTGATCACAAGCTGTCTTATAAGCTCGATCCCGTAGTTCGTTCAAATTAATATTATTCATTGTCTATTTTTTTATAATCCTTACATCCATTACGATAAAAACCACCATCATATAAATCACTGTAACCATGGTTCACTTTAAACCGAAGAGGATGGTTTAGCGCACAAAGATCACTATAGTGCTGTTTAGCTGATTCTTCAATTACTTTCTCCATCTCATCATCATCTAATACCCTTTCGTCCGGTTTAAAATTCTTGCATGTATCACAGTAACGGATAGGTTTACGTTCTCCTTTTTTCCCTGAAGGCTTTTTAAACCCTTTTAGCCAACAGCTTTCGTCTTTGATAGGACAACATCTACAGTAATCATCAATATCGTAAAATTGACAGTAACCGTCACAGAACCATTCTCGAAACTCTGTAAGCATTTTCTCTTTTATAAGTTCTTCCTTCATTTCCTTATTCCTAATTTAATTTCTTCATCCTTGATTATTTTCCCAATCTTATCGGCTTCCTCATATCGTTCCTCCCTTATCAACTTTCTTTGCAGCTCCGAGAGCTGGTTAAGGAAAACAATATCGTTACGATCTGACACACGACGGACATATCTTTCTATATCATCCAGCTTATTCTCCATGCGTATATGCCACTTGCTTACCAAAATTAAAGTAAATGCTAGAGCACAAACATTTAATGAGGCAAGGATGAATTTAAATATTGATTCTGCTATTTCCATAATCATATAAGTTTTAATGCTTCCTGTAAACCTGCTTCAAGTGCGTCTTCGTAGACATCCCATTTACCACCATCATTAGGCCCTTCATAAACAGAACTGACTATATGAGTTCCATTGTTAGCTTTAGATATTTCGTATCCATAACCACAGGCACAGTTATATACACATATATGAATATTCTTAGTTTCACGAAGCCACTTTTGGGCAACATACAACACTGGACACAAAAATTCAACTGGTTCGTTATCTATTTCCGTACAACATGACATACTTTGCGGAATGCTGTATCTTCTAATAATATTATCGCAACTTATTGTGTGTTCACACTTCCAATTAAACCCTTTCTCTTTCAGCAACTTTGCTGTTTCTAATGTTACAAGTTCTTCGGTCATAACTATTTCTTGTTTAATTCATTCAACACTTTCTTTACCAATTCATAACGTGGTAATTGCCAATCCTTCGCAATATCATCTATTTTATCGTCATAATGATTGTCGTAAACATACTGATTAAGTCTATCAATAAATCCATCATCGTCAAGTCCTTCATCGCAATCATCAAACATATCAAGTTCACAGGCTAACTTGGAACATTCACAGTGGGATACCCAGTCATAAACACAACCGTCATAAACATTGGTCTGTCTGTTGTATTTTTCTCCAACGGAAATTACTCCACCGCAAAAATTGCACCTGTGCTCTTTACGAGCGACAGGAGTTTCATTTCTTAATACTTTCATAGTTATTCTTTCTATTATTTTCACACTATTCACAATGCAATTTATAAGCATGGGCAAACATCCCTAACGTAACAGGATCAAAGTGAAAATCCGCCTGTTTTCCTTCTATAACAACAGAAACACATAATTGTCCATCGCAAAAGTCAATATACGCTTCACCACCTCCATCTCCGTTAATGGAAAGTGTTTGTGTCTGTATGTTATTCATTATTCGCCTCCTTTAATCTTTTAATTAGTGCATCAGCGCAATTAACCGCATATTTAACGATTGCATCAGAATCACCCCCACGATCTTCTGCTATAACGGCCTTAATAATATCTTTCGCTAATTCGTACCTACGTTGTTCCCAATCAATTACTAAATTCCCAACATTCAAAAAATCAAGTTCGCATTCCTTGAAAACCATATTACCACACACATATAAATAATCGTTGCTATGTTGAGGGTTGATGTTTAATTGGGGAGTTACATCTACCAAAACTCCTGTTGATTTTACTCTTGCTTTCATTGTTCCTCCTCCTCTGTTTTAATATCCGTTACTTTACCACGATTAACAAAGCACTGGTCCATGTTTGGGTTTTCATAAGCTATATCGCAAATGATTTCTGAACTATCATCACACTCATTTTGTAATGAGCACTCATCACATATTCCAACACACAATTCATGCAGCACCCCATCTATTATTATTCCGTTCTTTATTTCCATAATTATTTTCTTCTATACGTTTCGCAATCTGCTTGTCTATACACCTATCATCTTTTATCCATTAATTGCTTCATTTAACTTTTCCTCAAACTCCGCAATGATACAATCTGCATCACCGCCATGTACCCAATTGTCCAATACAGACGAAAGAACTTCAACTGCCTTTCTAGATGTTTCGTCAACTGCCATATTGATCGCTTGATTCACTTCCTCTAACGTAAATATGCTCATAATATTATTCCTCCTTTTAAAACATTCAACAACTCTTTAGCTCTCTTATAGGTGTCAAAGCCCTTTACATTCACCCATTCGTATGAAATACGTTTGTCTTTTCTGACTTGTACCCAATATATTATTATGGGAATACAACCGTTGCACCCTTCTCCTCGTATGATTCTGTACCTTTCCATATTAGTCTCCTTTCTCTTTAATCCGTTCCAGCACATCCCTGTTGGCTTCGAGTATATCATCGAAAGTTATTGTAGGTGTATTTGCAGATGTAAATGTATTTTCGGAATTGTTATTTCCGCAATACAAACACATTCGTGTAAAAGGTGAATATACCCTTCCACACTTCGGACAAATCCAACCTTGCTGTCCGAACATTCCATTAAAGTTTACTTCATTCATAATTACTCGGTTATTGGTTTATCAATCGGCATCCAGTGGGTTATATCCTTATCTTCAATCCAACCATTGGAGAGTGCCCACATGCCTTTGTTATATCCTTTATCTTTCCGCAGCCATCCTATGACATAATGCCGGATGGGGTTATTATCATAAAGAAGAACTTCCTTGTTAGGCTCCGGCAACCGCTCCTTAACACTTATCCAAGGCGATTGCTTTGACTGCCATTCGGCACCTTGTCTGAATGCCTCTTTAACCAACCTCATTTCGTATCCATCATCGTAATGACATTCATAACAATCTTCTGCCGCTTCCTTCGCTGCATCTTCTACTGTCTGTTTCATATCTTATCCTTTCCACCTATCCTAAAAGCATATACATTACTACTAGGAATAGGTAATAAATTGTTGTTTTACTCATTTCTATTCCATTTTGAATTATTTTTTTATAACTACCGCCATTGTACTAATGGAAGTGCCACTCTCTTTAAATTCCCCCGCGCTGATTTCAAAAACTTCTCCATGTACTTCTTTCAGCCAGTTGCGGAAATCAATACATTTCTTTTCCGAAGCTAATTTCCAGTGTTGGCTGGTTATTGCCACAAGGGTTCCACCTTGTTCCAAACGTTCATACATAAGCTTTACATGAGCTATATCCTGATTACCGGAAAATGGAGGATTGGCAATAATCTTAGTGTAATGCCCTACACTGTCTTTCGTAAAATCTTCATCAAGCAGTATCACATTTTCCAACGAATGCAAAAACTCTCTGTTTTCCGGCATCAGTTCATAACATTCTACCGTTACAGAAGGACAAGCTCGATGAATGGCTTTAATGAGAGCACCGCGGCCGGCACTCGGTTCCAGTACCGTATCATTTTCATGTATTCCGCCGGCAAGCATAACCAGCCAGTCCGCCACCTCAGCCGGCGTTTCAAAAAACTGATATTCCTGCTGAAGATTACAGCGCTTCCCTTCTTTAAGAATTGAGAACACCCTCTCCGGATTGAACGGGAATGTAAACCCTTGAGCCTTTCCACCCTGCCAAGATCCGCCGGCTTCTTCAATCCATTTCTTTGCTTCGGCATAAGATTTTTTATTAAATTGAACTTGAGGAAGTTTGAGGATATTGTTCTCAAGAGTACAATGTTTCAGTATTTCTTCTACATTCCATTTTTTACCTTCGTCAGCCTGTTTCTTCTTTTCCCCAACCGGGGCGTCAGGTGCTAACAGTGAGGAAATTTTTTGAACAACCGTATTGCTCGCATTCACGAAGGTATTGACACAGGATAGCGCTTCGATCAAGAAATCGGTGTCAACATGCCCGGTATCGTCATAGATGTCTATCCCTTCGGTCATGGATGACAGTTCATTGAGCTGCGCAACACTACCATGTAACGTTTCGATTAAAATCTTTTTTTTGTTCGTCATAACTTTTCTGCAAATAAATTCTTGTTGTGTCTACACTCCCATGACCTAAAAGGTCAGCCAGTTGAATAACATCTTTGTTTTTTTTCAGGAACATTTTAGCGAAAAAATGACGAAAGGCGTGGGCGTGCATCTTCCTTGAATCAATACCGCAATGTTTTCCCCATGCTTTCAAGTGCTGGGAAAAGCCCCGCTGTGTGATCGGACCGAATCTCCCTACTGCGAAAATCCCGGTCTTACCATGTTCCTTAGCATAAGCCTTCGCTTCTTGCTGCAATTGCTTTTGAAAGAAAAAACGTCTGTACTTGTTACCTTTACCTTTCAATGTAACCTCACCACTAATTATATCCTCCCATGTAAATCGTTGAAATTCCGACAGACGGGCGCCCGTTGTACCCAAAACCTTAATAAAGAAATAGTAATCCTTATTGTTTTTTGCCTTGAGATATTCCAACAGCCGGTTATATTCCTCCTCGGTCGGCACATTGTTCACATCAAGTTTGCGCTTTATTTTGGGGCGCTTCAGTTCTATAGGCTTCTTCAGCCATTTAGAGAATCTTTCGATTGCTGTAATCCGCAAACGGATGGTAGCGGGAGATAATTTTTCTTCTTCAAGACTTTTTATAAACCTCCTGCAATTATCCATGTTTACCTCATTGACATACTCGAAATACTTCTTCATTGATGTGTAATATATATCAACTGTATGAGAAGAGTAATCATTGTTGTCGGTCAGCCACACAATGAAATCATTAAGTTGTTTCTTGTTCTTATCCGAAATGACATCAAGTTTTTCCAAAGGTTTCACCGCCTTTTCCCTTTTTCCATATCCGATGTTGAGATAGGATAATAGATCGCATATAGCTGAACACATTAGCGAATGACGCACCATGACATCAGCATTTTCACGTTTATAATTCAAATAGCCACGGCGGTTCACTTCTTTGGCCATTTCTAAAAAATCCGTGACATGCTTAATATATTTCCCGACAGTATCATAAGTCCTTCCTGTCGTGTATATGTAAGAAATATAATCAGTTAATATCTTCTGTCTGTCACTATTCATAATCTTGTTTAATTAAATTATACCAATCATTGCTATCTTCGAAAAAACATCTGTATCCATTAGCCGTATGTTTGCCTCTCACTTTCCGACATACAGCACTGATCAAAGAAGGAGCCACGCCAATCATCTTACCAGCCATTTGTATCGAAGGGAATACTCCACATAATTTCTCATCCTTTATCAAAACAACGCTCTTTTTATTCATGCCTGCGCCAGTCTTATGCCAAGCCCCACGTCCTTTAGACAGATTTTTTATACTTCTGGCCTTGGAACGTTTTGAATGATAAACCATTTTACGACCCTTGTTGTGAGAAACACAACCCTTTAAAAATCGTCCGGTAATAAAGTCTCTCTCAAATCGCTCAGGCGGTATATATAATTCACTCATATCTGATTTATTTTAAATATTAATCTTTTTCTAAAAAAGTGTTAGTAGTATTCAACACTCCGGCTGAATCCCGTTTTTTACCATCACGCACAAAAAAACTATCGCTTAACAGCCTTTCATAATCGATTTTATTCATAAGAATAACACTCGCATTGCCATCTATATACAGTTTGCATTGCATGAATTGAGTTCCTTTTACTTCCTCAATTACATCTATTTGCATTGTTCTTTTTTTACTCATATCATGCTCGATTTACACTAATTCAATTATAGCCTTCTTTAAAGGGACAAATAAAGGTATTGCTGACATGCCCCCATTGTAATCCAACTGTCTTAAAGAGGGGACAACCTCTCCGTTATCATCAATCTCATAATCTGCAATATAGGCTAACTTCTTCGCTTCTGGAACTAATATCCTTTCATTGTTCCTTTCATGAGCCATGACCGTTATACAGACTTTGCTTCCAATAGGGAATACTTGGTTGGATTCAATGTATTCCTTTTCCAACTGTTCCTTTTCTCCATTCAATTCTTTTAGCTTTAAATCAATGGCGTATCTTTTGCTTAAAAATTCTTCCTTATTCATTTTTACTTTTTTTGAGGGTTATTTTATCACATCTGTTAATCGGTGTTTTTACTTCTTTCCCAAACCACGAACACCAATAATATGGCTGAAATAAATTGGGTGAATGCGTGCAATATTTACATCTTTCACACAGGTGGATTCCATTCATTTTTAATTTGTTATGAAGGTTTATTAATTACCAAGTCGCACTCAGGTGCCCATCCTAAAGATTTCGCACCATCCCATACATTGTATAACCATTCATCCACATATCCCTTTTGTAGATTAAAATTAGAATGATGGAGGTTAATTATCTCAACCTCTTTGCCAATCTTAGATTTATCTGGATGATTGGCTATTTTTACTTTTTCTCCAATCCTAAATTTAGCTTCCATTACTTCCGTTTTTTAGTTGGTATATAAATTGGGGATGCTTTCCCTTTATTGTTTTTGTTTATGCCATTCATTTGTTCAACCATCTTTTGATTGAAGATGGTTGAACCAGCAAGACCTTTGATATTCTTTCCCATATTAGTTCCTTTCTAATTTGTTTTGCTCTAATTTATTCTAACGTACTTACCTGCAATATCACAAGTTTTTATTACCTCCGCATTATCCTCACCAAAAGCGATGAGAATA